TTGGCAGCTCCGGGAACTGCGCCCAGATTGGCAGCTCCGGGAACTCCGCCCAGATTGGCAGCTCCGGGAACTGCGCCCAGATTGGCAGCTCCGGGAACTACGCCCAGATTGGCAGCTCCGGGGGCTACGCCCGGATTGGCAGCTCCGGGGACTCCGCAAGAATCAACTGTACAGGAGAAGATTCGGTGATTTGCTGCGCCGGACATGGCTCCGTGGTCAAGGCTTCGGTGGGCTGCTGGATTACGCTGGCCGAGTGGAAATTCGACGACGCAAAGCAACGACACGTCCCGGTATGTGTGAAAACGGAGTATGTGGATGGCGAAAAAATCAAAGCGGATACACCGTACATGCTGAAAAACGGCGAGTTTGTGGAGGCTAAGAGTGATGGAGAATAAATCTGACAAGTGTTCCAGCTGCATGATTGAACTGCCTATGAAAGATTTCCTTGTAACGGTGGACTTGGAATCGAATGGGAAAATTGTGTTTGCCAAAGACGATCGTAAAAAGGCCGCCGATATGTGGAACCGGAGGGCTGAACATGAGTGATTATATAAGCCTGGAGGCGGCTGCGAAGCGAGAGAAGATTAAAACCCCGTTTGCGCGAATCGTTGTGAACAACAATCCCGAAAAGAATTATTACAACATCATGTGGTGGCAAGACGGAGAAATGCATGTTGGGCTTGGCTCAGCCAACTTGAACTTTGTGCGGAAATGGCTGCCCGAAGAATTTGAGGTGGCTTCTCCCCCCGCCGACGTGGAGCCGGTGCGGCATGGAGCATGGTACCCGTGCTTTGAGGACTGGCGACAGCAACAAGAGGGTAATAAGTGCTCTGTGTGTGGCTTTGAGTATTACGGAACGGGGATTCGCTCCTTTCATTACTGCCCGAACTGCGGCGCAAAAATGGATTTGATTTGAAAGGAGGCCGAACACAATGACGATTGACCGAGCGATTGAAATCCTCGACCCGGAACACCGGGAGCATTATGACGGTATGGACGAGGTGAACGAAGCCTGCCGGATGGGCATGGAGGCGTTGGAGCGGGCAAGGTGGATTCCGTGCAGTGAGAGACTTCCCCAAAAAGGAAAGTATGTGCTGCTTTGGAGCGAGGATAGCCCCGGCGTATTTACAGGTGTATATTTCTGTGAGAGATTTATTGTTAATGGATTTTGGGGGAAAGTCGAAGATTTGAGCATAACTCACTGGATGCCGCTTCCAGAATTGCCGAAGGAGGAAAACGATGAAACGATTGACGGTTGAACACTGGCAAAATCTTGATCCGTGGGAATGCTGCGGGCAGGATAACTACTGCATGCGCCCTAACAATAAGCCGGGTGGGTGCCGAAATGGCTGCATAGTGCCAAAACTCTATACTCGCCTTGCACAGTATGAGGATACAGGGCTTTCACCAATGGGAATGCACCTACTCCCATTTGCGCCGAAGGAAGGAGGCACAGAGAAATGAGCTATGATCTGAGAATCGCCGTTAAGGTGGATGGATGCGATAAGTTCGCACAAATCGCCGAGCCGGAATACAGCAGCCCCACGTATAATCTGGGCAAGATGTTCCGGGCTTGTACCGGGTGGGATTATAAGCAGGGAGAATATTACAGGTGCTCCGAGGTGATCGGGAATATCGAGAAAGGCGTTAAAGAGCTGCGGGCAAACAAGGCGCAATACAAGCAGTACGAGCCGGAAAATGGCTGGGGAACGGTTGCCAGCGCAGTGGTTGCACTCGAAAATCTGCGGGATTGCATCTATGAGCAGGCAGAGGAAATTCCGCTGGATTGCCTGTATGTGGCATGGTAGGAGGTGCGGGGAATGAGTGAAAGACAAGAACACCGTCAGCGCCTTAACGCTAGAATTGCTTACGCCGCCGCTATTGAGCGGTGGGCGAAGAATCAGCCGTCACGCATTCGGTTCTTTGCCGTCAGACGCTGGCTGAAAGAGATGCCGAGGATGGAGGATTTTTATGAGGCCGATTGATGCAGACGGGCTTCGCCGCAGAATTGTAGCATTTTGTACAGGATGTAGCACCACATATTTGACAGTGGAAAACATTGTGATGATGATAAATCAGGCTGATACCGTGGATGCCGTCCCCGTGGTAAGGCGCCGGGACTGCGATCATCTTGTTAACGCGGCAGTTAACGCTAACGGTTTTCTCATCTGCGGCGTCAGCGATATGGAGATTGCTCCGGAAGATTTTTGCAGCTACGGAGAAAGGAAGGATGCCCCGCATGACACGCAAGCGCTTTATTAAACTTCTGATGGGGAAGCTTCTGCTTTCCCGGAACGAGGCAAATTACATTGCCGATATTGTAAGAATTTATGATCGGATTGTAAGAATTCGCGATCGGAGGGAAACATGAGCAAGAAACCGGACTATCTCACCCTGTGCTCCATAGCCGCCCAAAAGGCCGGGACGAGCTACGGGAAGTACATGGCAATGCACGGATACCGCCCGCCGATTCAGGCCGATACGGAGGGAGTGGAAGCGCCACAGGGCATTTCTAAAATCTGCCCCCAATGCGGGAAGGAATTCACGCAGGGGAAAATCAAGCAGAAAATCTATTGCAGTTTGGAGTGCCAGAAAGCCCACGCCCAGAGAGCCGCTCAAAGGAGATACCGCGATAGAAAAAATAAGGAATTGGAGGTACATGAATAATGGCAGAACAGGATTTCAAATTTGATGATGCGTTGCTCATGAAGACTGCACGCGAGATGCTTGCAAAAAAATTGACCGAAACAGTGAAAGAGGTCGCCAAGTCCAGGGAATGGGAGATAACCACCATCGAGCAGGAAGAATCTGACCCGGAAAAGATTCTCCGGAGGATGTTTGCAAAATACGCCTACGGCAACGTCCCGGAGTGGTTCGCCTCTGCGGTATCTGCGACGTCCTATGTGCTGTCTGTGGACAAGGGGAAGGGGATTGAGTGTATTTCCGTCTTGCACACGGCAGCGGAACGGGCACCGGCTGAAATTCGGATGACGGCGCAGACAAAACTGCTTAGGATATGCCAAGAAACCGGGATGCCCGGCGGGATTGTGAGATTTCCTGTTCTCTAGGGGAGCAACATGGAGTACAAGGATAGCAGGAAGCACTGCGTTGGGTGCTGGTATTTCTTCGGATATTACGAAGGCAGCCGGTGCTGCAATTACATATTCGTCCACGGGGAAAAGCGGCCTTGCCCGCCTGGGAAGGATTGCACCGAAAGGAGGGAGAAAACGAAAAACAGGAGACGGAATTTAATATTATAGCTTCATTCCTGTATAATATATATAATATAATTCTATATCTTGTGTGTATGTTGTTATAGTTCTATACAGGGATTTACTAAGAAAAGAAAGGAAAAGCATATGGCAAAACAAAATGCGTATCTTGCCAAGCAGGAGGCTGTTCAGCGGCAGTGCTTCAACGATGGTTGGGAACTCGGAACACAGCAGATGTGCGACTATATCTCCCTGGCCTTGCGAGACCCGGGGACCATGGGAAAGGATACATTCAGCGGCGCAAGAATCCTGAAAGTCATGCGGAAAACCAACGAGATCATGCAGTATTTCCGCCCGGCGTTCCTGCCAAACGATGAAGCGGATTGGTATCAGGAGCAGCTGGACAAGGCTCTCATGGAGGCGTACAAAGGGAACAGGGAAACGTTCTATCCGTTCCGGGAGCGGTACGATTGCCTGAAAGAGTACGACTATAAGGTCGGGAAATGGAGGGGGTAAAATGGAAATCATATCGCCCGGAAAATGTGAAACGAGCGTTCTGGACTGTCCGTGGTGCGGGTGCAAATTCCGGTTCATCATCGGAGGTGAAACCTTCTACGCCAGATTCTATAATGGCAAACCGGCGACCAGCGGATACCCAAAAGGGGCAACAGTAGAGGAAAGGCTTTCTGTGAAATGCCCATGCTGTGGAAAGGTGTCTGCTGTTAATGAGAACGGCCTACCAGTTTGGGTTCAATATAAGAGATATATTTATATATAACATATATAAGTCTTATATCTTGTGTGTATTGTGTATATCTATACAGGGGTTTAATAAGATATGCAAGGAGGAACGGAATGAACTGGAAGTATGAGGCCATTGAAAAGCTAAAGGAGTACAGTGCAAAGAAACAGTCCCTGAAAAGCATTCCCGAAGAAATGGCGCGGCTGGAATCCGCTATGCAGAGTATCCGAAGCGCCACGGCTGACGGTACGCCGGTAAGTGGCGGTGGATCTGGCCGGGAAGATATGATGCTGTCGAATATCGTTCACCGTGAGGAACTGGCGCGTTCGCTGGAACAGGCAAAAAAGTGGGTTTCGCTGGTGGATTCCGGGCTTGAATCGCTTAGCGTCGATGAAAAGAAGATACTGAGCAGATTCTACATAAGCCCGGCTAGAGGCAATGTTGATGCTCTATGTGAAGAACTTGGAGTTGAAAAAGCTCAGGTTTACCGCCGCCGGGATTCAGCACTACGACATTTCACGCTATGCCTGTATGGGCAGACTGAAAGCTGAAAAATGAGAAAAAAATGAGACGATTTTTCAGTTTGGATGTGCTATACTGGTAAAAAAGAAAAAGCGCAAGAGGCTTGGGACTGTTCCTGAGCCTCTTTTTGCGTGGCGCGGTAGAAAACGAGTTGGGTTCACTCTCACCAACAGAAGGCCGTTTGAATCGGCCTCGCGCCAATTATTTTGTATGAGCGGTGGTGCTATGGCTGCAAGGATTACAGATCGGAAGAAAAAAAGAATAATTGCCGACTGGATAGAAATGCAGTCGTACAGCGCCGTTGCAAAAAAGCATGGCGTAACTCACCAGACTGTGAAAAGAATTGTTAGCGCTTCACCGGATATCGCCCAAAAAGTGCAGCAAAAAAAAGAAGAGAATACCGCCGACATGATGGCGTACATGGAATCACAAAAAGCGGCGATGCAAGAAGCAATCACGTTGCATCTGAAAGCGCTCACAGACCCCGAAAAGATTTCAGCCGCAACATTAAGCCAGATTGCAACATCTTTCGGGATTATTGTTGATAAGGCCACAAGAAACACGGCAAGCGGTAATGATAGCCTAAATAAGCTGGATGGGCTAATTAAGGAGTTCAGAGATGCTATTAAGCCCGAAACAGATTGAATTTGCAAGGTATGGGAATCACCGATGGAATTTCAAGGGCGGCGCGACCAGAAGCGGGAAAACATATCTTGATTTCAAGTGGATTATTCCCATGCGGATTCGAGAACGAGCCGGGAAAGATGGGCTTTCTGTTATTTTGGGCGTTACAAAATCCACAATAGAGCGAAATGTGCTAGAGCCTATGCGGAATCTGTACGGTGATAAACTTGTTGGGGCGATTTCCAGCGATAATACAGCATGGATTTTTGGCGAGAAGTGTTATTGCCTTGGCGCGGAAAAAGTGTCTCAGGTATCGAAGATTCGCGGCGCGTCTATCAAGTATTGCTACGGCGACGAGGTCGCGGACTGGTCGGAGGAAGTTTTTGCCCTCCTGAAAAGCCGGCTTGATAAGGAGTATTCCTGCTTCGATGGCACATACAATCCACAGTATCCCAACCACTGGCTAAAGAGATTCCTTGATAGTGATGCCGATATTTTCAGCCAAGAATACACAATAGACGATAACCCATTTTTACCCCCCACTTTTGTTGAAAATCTGAAAAAAGAATATGCAGGAACGGTATTCTATGATAGGTACATTCTGGGTAAATGGACGCTGGCCGAAGGGCTTATATACGATTTTTCCGAAGCGAATATCACGGATGAAGTGCCGGAATTCGCGGATTATTACATAAGCATCGACTACGGCACCCTGAATCCATTTTCATGCGGATTGTGGGCTGTGAATGGTAATAAGGCGGTAAGAATCAAAGAGTATTACTACGATGGCAGAGCCAACTATAAGCAGCTCACAGACGAGGAATATTGCGACGCTGTGGAGCGCCTGACGGATGGCTACGAAATCAAGAGGGCGATTATTGACCCTTCGGCGGCTTCTTTCATTACCGCCCTGAAACGCCGCAGATTCCGCGTCCAGCAGGCGGACAATGCCGTTCTTGATGGCATTCGGCGCACGGCGGTATATCTCAAGAATGGGAATATAAAAATTCATAGGTGCTGCACGGACGCTATAAGGGAGTTTGGGCTGTACCGATGGGACGATAAGAAAACGGAGGACGCCGTCGTGAAGGATAACGACCATGCTATGGATGATATCAGGTACTTTTGCAGCACCATCATGAAATACAAAGTGGAGAAGAAAAACGAGATTTCACCCGCGGCCGCGTTGCTGTTGTGATTTTTTGAGATTTCTGCTATTGGAGAAAATGCATGAAGATTTATCAAGATTTGGAAGAAGCCATTGCAAAGGGAACTACCGGGGAATTCATACGTGATGCCGTGCGGGAACACCAGGGCAGCAAGGCGTATAAAGATGCCGCTGATGGTATGGCGTACTACAATAAGCACAATATCACTATTGAGAAATTCCAGAAATTCCTTTTCACCTTATCCGGGAATAAAACTCCTGATATTTGGAGCAGCGACTACCGGCTTAAAACGCTCACATTTCGGCGGCTTGTGACGCAGGAGGTGGGCTATATTTGTGCCAATGGCGTAAGCATGGACGAAAAAGAAAAGCTTGGTGCAGATTTTGATATTAAGCTTCAAGCGGCGGCAAAATTGGCACTGTCGCAGGGCGTTTCCTATGGCTATTGGAATCTCGATCATCTGGAAGTGTTCTCGTTCGCCGATACTCCCGGGAATCCGGGATTCGTTCCGCTGCTGGATGAAAAAACGTCTGAGCTGATGGCTGGTATCCGGTACTGGTTCCGGGAAACTGGCCAGAAAACAGTTTTCCGGGCTACACTTTACGAGCTGGACGGTGTTAGCGAATGGAGCGCAGAGGGAAACGACGACGCGCACCTGATTGCAAATAAACGCGCGTATATCCACAAGGAACTGCGCAACGCCTTGGGCGTTGTGGATGTGTGCGACGAGAATTATACCCGCCTGCCTATTGCTGTGCTGTATGGAAACGACACCCACGAAAGCGAACTCGTTGGGTTGCGTGGCTCCATAGACTGCTATGATTTTATCAAATCCGGGTTTGCCAACCAAATTGACGATACCAGCGGAATTTACTGGATTCTGCATAATACCGGCGCTATGGACGATAAGGATTTGGCGCAGTTCATTCAGAGAATGAAGAGCGTAAAGGCCAATGTGGTAGATAGCGCAGATGGAACAGCAGCAGAGGCTCACACCCTTGATGTTCCCGTAGAAGCCCGAAAAACCATGCTGGATATCTTGCGGCGTGACCTGTATGAAGATGCCCAGATGCTTGACGTGACGGCTTTGGCGGGCGCTGAGAAAACGGCTACAGAGATTTCGGCGGCGTACCAGCCGCAGGACAACAAATGCGCCGATTTCGAGTATTTCCTGATAGATTTCATTCGGCAGATTTGCGCTGTTGCTGGTATCAGCAATCCACAGCCGGAATTTACATGGAACAAGGTGATAAATCGCACCGAGGAAACAAATATGGTGCTTTCGGCGGCTGCGTTCCTTGATGAAGAAACGGTTCTGAAACACCTCCCGTTTCTTTTGCCGGAGGAAGTGCCGGAAATCCTGAAAAGGAAAGCGGACGCTGACATAAATACGGTTTACGGCGGTGATGAGGATGGCCAGACCGAATGAAGCCGATAGAGGAACCGATAGGGCGCTTGCCGACTTGGAGCGCAGCATTAACTCCGTATATTCTAAAGCGGCTAAAGATCTGCAAGAGGAAATAGATGCCTTTTTCAAGCATTTCGCCGATCAGGATGAAAAAATGAAAGATCTGATAGGCCAGAAGCGCAACGGCAAGGAGTGGACTGAAAAGGACTACCAGCAATGGCGGCTGAACCAGATGGGACGCGGGAAGCGGCTGGAAACGCTTCGGGACAAGCTGGCCGAACGTGCGACGGAAGCAAAAGAGGTGGCGCTTGCGTATGTGAACGACGCTACGCCGGGAATTTACTCCCTGAATCGGAATTACACCGCCTATACCATTGAGAGCGTTCACCCAAGTGCAGATTTTACGCTTTTTGACGAGCAGACTGCAAAGCGCTTAATTGTGGAGCAACCGGACGTAATGCCATACTACCCCGAAAGGCTTGCGCTAAAGCGGGGTATTGATTTGGCTTTTGGCAAGCAGCAGATTACAGCAAGCGTTACAGGCTCCATATTGCAAGGCAGAAGCATCAAGCAGATATCTGATGATTTGCAGTCCAGAATCGTCACAATGAGCCGTGTAAGTGCCATTCGAGCGGCAAGAACTGCAGTTACCGCCGCACAGAACGCCGGGAGAATGGACAGCTACGCCGCCGCTGACGAAATGTGGGGCATTAAATCCAAGAAAAAGTGGGTAGCCACAAAGGATTTGCGCACCCGCCACGATCACGGCATGGCAGATAATCAGGTTGTGGACTACGATCAGCCGTTCGACGTTGGCGGATACAAAATGATGTTCCCCGGTGATGGTTCGTTGGGAGCGCCTGGGCATGAGCTGTATAATTGCCGCTGCACGGTGGTGAATGCCACGGATGACGATTTGGAAGCGGAACGCCACATGATGCGCGTGAAGAACCCAGAAACCGGGGAATATGAGCTTGTAAAGAAAAAATCGTACAAAGAATGGTACGACGAAAAGAAAGCGCAGTATCCTCCGGAAAAATGGGCGGGCATGGTAAAAGCCGGCAAGAACTATCAGGCCGACAAACGGGAATATGCAGAATACCGTGAAATTCTGGGTAAAAAGGCACCGAAAACATTTGCAAAATTCCAAGACTTAAAGTATAATAATGCTGATGGGTGGGAGGCACTCAAAACTGCGAAGCAAGTTGCAAGCGCGGCAAAATCTGATATAATAAAAGAAACCAGCAAGCCGATATCGTATAAACAGTTTGATACTGGTGAGGAGGCAAATGATTTCTTCTATTACGATGGAGATGAACGCGGGCTGCTTGCGAAGAAACGCAGCAAACATGCGCAATGGCAGAAGTCTTTGACAAAAGACGAAAATTATGCTATTGGCGATTACACCGGTGGCGGATATTGGGATATAAACACATATTTGCGTAAAACTGGCGATTGGGAAAATATCAATGCCGAATTTGTTAAACAGCAAATTAAAGGGCTTGATAGCGCAATAAGCCGATATGAGTTAAAAGACAATATTCGCGTCCAGCGCGGTGTGATGAATGACGTTATTGATAAACTTGTGGAAGATAACGACATTCAGGATAGTTTGAGTGAACTCATAGGAAAAAAATTCCGCGAATCGGCGTATTCCAGCACAACGGTTGTTCGAAACAATGGCGTTGCAACAGCAAAACCGACAGTCCTTGATATTGAAATTCCTGCCGGAACGGGGCGCGGAGCTTACATCAATCAGCTTGCGGGGCAATTTCAAGATGCTGAGTACGAATTTCTACTAAAGCGCGGCTCAACATTTACGATTAAGGAAGTCCGCGAGGAAGAAATCATGGGAGAATACCGTTATTACATAAAGATGGTGATGGACGATGACTGAGTATGTAAAAAAGCTGCATGAAAAACACGCAGCGCAAGAACAGAAAGAAATGGGAGCCGTATACGCGCAATGCGAAAAGCTTGGCTGTTCTCGGTATTTTGCAAAATCTTTTATTACACGGGCAGAATTGTTCCCCATGAAGCAGACTTTGGCGTTTTTGGAAAATAAGGGCGCGAATGGAGAGAGCTTAAAACAGTGGAGCGCGCTTATTTCCGCACTCGTTGAACAGAAACCAGAATCCGAAAAGAAAAGTGAATGGAAACGATGCTTGAAGGTACTCAGTAATGAGCGTTAAAATCCAAGGCAACATCAAAGCGAAAAATTGACAAATGGAAGTAACTAGATTTAGATCAGCTGAAAGCACTGTGCAAATTGCATGGTGCTTTTTCTATGCCCAAATCTTCCAACCGGATAAAAAAGAAGCGGGCTGGAATCCCTGCTTGTGGTGGATTATGCGTATGCGCCGCCATGAACCGCACAAGGCCGGCTCTGGAAGAAGCAGAAAAGGAGTGGGAAATGAGCATTACCTTTGTGGATAACTCCGACGAAATACTCCGCGCACTTGGTGAAGCGTGTGAGCGCGGATTGGAACGCTGCGGAGAAAAAGCCGTTGAATACGCAAAGGATTTATGCCCCGTTGATACTGGGAATATGCGCAACAGCATTACACATACCGTGGAGGATGGGAAGAAAGCCATTGTTGGAACGCCGACCGAATACGCCATTTACCAGGAAATGGGAACGGGCAAATACGCCGAGGGAGGCGGAGGCCGCCCCACCCCGTGGTGCTATCAGGACGAGCAAGGAATCTGGCATTGGACAGCTGGCAACCGGGCGCACCCGTTTATTAAGCCGTCAATCGCCGATCATCAGGGAACATACAAGAACATTCTGGAAGACGAACTTAGCAAAGGAGGTTGACGTGGCGTGGATACCAGAAAAATAAATGCGCTTGGGGCTGAATACACACTTTCCGTCTGCTGTGAAGACGAAGATTCGCGGCTGGCGGGATGCGATGGATTTTGCGACGAAACCAGCAAAGAACTGGTTGTGGATAGCTATAGTAAGCACGTCGGAGACCGAACTTGTAAGAAAAACTTACAAGTTCAGATTAGAAAGAACAAGCGGCATGAGATTATCCATGCTTTTCTCTTTGAAAGTGGCCTTGCGGAAAACTCCGAATGGGCACAAAACGAGGAAATGGTAGATTTTTTCGCTATCCAGTTTCCCAAACTTATGGAAGCGTTCAAAAACGCTGACGCGATTTGAGGGGCAATAAATGAATAATGACGAAATCATAAAGGCCATAGAGGCTATTATAAAGCGTGGGAACGATGTGGAGATACGGCGCAAGGGCGACGGCTACATAGTCCTCGAAGTAAAGAAAACAATCAAATATTCTTCTCCTGCGTAATTGGGCGCAGGAATGGGCAATCGGAGCCGAACGGTACGTAGATTTTGCATGCTGTTCGGCTCCTTTTTTGTTTATTTCGGTAAAACCCGCGAAGTATAGCGGCTTTTATATCACAGTCGTCCCCGAAGAATAGGGGCGAAGAAAGGAAGACTGAAACAATGGCATTAACTCGCAAACTTTTGAAGGGGATGGGGCTTACCGACGAACAGGTAGACACCATCATTGAAGCACACACCGATACCGTGGACGGCCTGAAAGCCGATATCGGGAAGTACAAGGCCGACGCTGAGAAACTTCCTGGCATTCAAAAGGAATTGGATGATCTGAAAAAGGAAGACGCTGACGGCGGCTACAAGGCCAAGTACGAGACGGAAAAGAAAGCCTTTCAGGATTTCAAAGACGGAGTTGCCGCAAAGGAGAGCGCCGCCGCCAAGGAAAAGGCTGCACGGGCGTACTTCCAGAGCAAGGGCATTCCCGCCGAGAGCATGGGGCTGGTAATCCGTGGAGCGAAAGCCGAAATTGACGGCCTGAAGCTGGACGGCGAAAGTATCAAAGATACCGCCGCACTTGATGGGCTGCTTTCCGGCGATTACAAGGGCTTGATCGGCAAGACTACCACCACCGGCACCCAAACACAGACCCCGCCTGACACCTCTGGTGGCGTAAAGAGCCGCGCTGAAATCTACAAAAAGGACGATAAAGGCCGGTATCTTTTGTCCACCGCTGAGAGGCAGGCCGCGCTTGCTGAAAGCATGGCAAGCGAAAACAAATAACTTTTTTGAAAGGAGCTGTACAAATGGCAGCAAAAGAAAACGTAACGATTTCCACACAGTTCACCACGTCCGCGCGAGAGGTGGACTTTGTAACCCGGTTCAACGATAACTGGGACGCACTGCGCACCATTCTGGGCATTATGCGGCCTATCCGCAAGGCGCCCGGCACAAAACTGGTATCCTACAAGGCAGAGGTAGACGGTACTTTGCAGGGCGGTGCCACCGTAGCGGAAGGAGACGAGATCCCCTTCACCAAGATGAAGGTTTCCCCCGTCACCTATGGCGATATCGAGGTGGCCAAGTACGCAAAGAGCGTTACCATCGAGAGCGTGGCCAAATACGGCGCAGAGGTCGCCGTAGAAAAGACGGACGACGCTTTCCTGGTTGCCCTGCAAAACAAGGTTTTGGGTGACTTCTACACTTTCCTGGCTACCGGCTCTCTGGCACTGACCCCCAAGACCTGGCAGCTGGCGCTCGCACAGGCAAAGGGCAAGGTGCTTGCGAAGTTCATGGGCATGGACAAGGACGTGACCGAGGTTGTTGGTTTTGCCAACATCATGGATTTCTACGACTACCTGGGCGATAAGGAGATTACCACCCAGACCATGTTCGGCCTTACCTATGTTCAGAACTTCCTGGGCTACAACACCCTTTTCCTCCTGCCTGACAAGTACGTCGCCGCTGGGAAGGTGATTGCAACCCCCGTTGAGAACATTGACCTGTACTACGTTGACCCGAGCGACAGCGACTTTGCCAAGCTGGGGCTGAATTACACCGTGAAGGGCGAAACGAACCTGATCGGCGTACATGTCGAGGGCGACTACTCCCGGGCTACCGGCGATATGTACGCCATCATGGGCATGAAGCTGTGGGCGGAGTACCTGGACGGTATCGCCGTTGCCACTGTCACCCCGGCGGGGGGTTAAGGGCGGCTCTGACAGCTGACAAAACCGCACCGGAGACCGTGGACTTTGACGGAATGACGAAAGCGCAGCTTTTGGAGTACGCCAAAGAAAACGGTATTTCCGGGGTCAGCGCCGCAATGAACAAAGCGGACATTCTGGCCGTTGTAAAGAGCCGGTAAAGGAGGGAATCACATGGGACATGCGGTAAGCCTGTATGAGCTGCTTGTGTACCTGCGTAATTTCTTCCCCGGCTTGCACTGGCAGTTTACCGGGGAGGAAATCACCGCAAACCGGCTCATTATTCCCGGCCTTGAAACCGGCGATTACTACCTGATCGAAGGAAGCCGGAGGAATAACGGGATTCACATGTACGGTGATGCTGATTTGCGGAACGAAACCTACAGCGGAATCGTTACGGAAATCTGCGTACCGCCGGAGGTGCTGGCGATTCTGGAAGAAATCAACACATGGCAGGAGAAGAACGCCGAGGCCGTACAAAGCCCGTATCAAAGCGAATCTTTCGGTGGCTACTCATACACAAAGGCAAGCAGTTCTTCCGGCTCTGGCGAAAGCACGAGCTGGAAAACAATGTTTGCGTCGCGCTTACGGATATGGAGGAAGATATGAGCTTGCTTGACTACTACCTGAATAACACGTGCGCACTGATGGAAAAGAAGCGCACCCCGGACGGTGAGGGCGGCTGGGCAACGGAATGGGCACAGGGCGCGGAGTTCGACGCGGCTATTATTCTGGATACCTCCATGCAATCCAGAATCGCGGAGAAGGAGGGCGTTACCAGCGTGTACACCATTACCACCCGCCGTGCGAACCCGCTTTCTTTCCATGATGTATTCAAGCGGCTTTCCGATGGTGCAATTTTCCGGGTGACGAGCAACGGGAGCGATAAGCAGGCACCCGCGGTCGGCACTTTGGATATGTGCCAGGTTACCGCCGAGAAATGGGAGCTGACAAAATGACGGCAACAGAAGCGCTCTATAAGTTTTTTTCCGGATTTAATCTCCCCGCGTATCCGGATACAGCGGTACCGAGCGACACCGTAATGCCTTACCTCACCTATTCCGTCTCCGTCGGCGGGTGGGGCGATATGGCGAACTCGCTGACGGTAAAGCTGTGGTATCACACGGAGAAAGAGGCGGAGCCGAACGCCAAGGCCGAGGAAATTTCCCGCAAAATCGGGCGCGGAGGTATTCAGCTACCTTGTGATACCGGCACAGTTTGGCTTATGCGCGGTGAGCCGTGGTGCATCAATTCCACATTTGAATCCGATCAATCCATCAAATTGCGGCAACTGAATGTTGCCGCAATTTTCAATACCATATAGGAGGAAATCAATGAAATTTACACAGATTCCGCAGGATACCTTTAAGGAGCTTGTGCTGAATGCCGGTGTTCTGCTTTCAGATTTTAATCCCGCCACGGCGGAGTATGACAATGCCGATATCATAGGCGCTACCAGCGGCGGCTTGACCTTCGCGGCAACGCCTAGCTTCTCTGATTTCGGCGAGGATATTGATAACTGCCCGAAGAACACAAAGGAGTTGAAACGGCTGGAAGGCTGGGAGGTGAAGCTTAGCGGCACTTTTGCATCCATGAATGCCACTAACGCAAAATCGATGGTGGCCGCCGCTGATGAAGCCGCCGGGAAAATCACGCCCAGAAACGATATTGCAACCGAGGATTTCAAGGATATCTGGCTTGTGGCCGACTACTCCGATAAAAACGGCGCGAAAAAGGGCGGCTATATGGCCATCCATATGATGAACGGCCTTTCTACTGGCGGTTTCCAGCTGAAAACCGGCGACAAGAGCAAAGGCCAGTTCGCGTTCGAGTTCACCGGCCATTATTCCATTACGGCGCAGGATACACCGCCTTTTGAGATTTACGTAAAGGCCGGAGAGGCCGAACCCGCTACGATGTAGGAGGAAAAGCATGAGAAAATTATCTCAACTTGGCACGGACGAGTGCCTGGACGTGCTGTGCGAGATTACCCCGCACATTGTGAACCTCGTTTCTGATGAGGAAATCATGAACGCCATCGGCAAGCCGGTGGACAAGAAAAACTCCACAAAAGTCGGCGTTATGCTGATTGGTGCGCAGAGGATTACCACCGTTGTTCCGTTGCTGCTGAAAACGCACCGCGCCGACATTTATGCTATTTTGTCCATCATGGGCGAAAAGAGCATTGAGGAAGTGGCCGCACAGAGCACAATGGCGACGCTTTGGCAGATTAAGGAGCTTTCCAACGATAAGGAACTGCTGAGTTTTTTCAAATCGTGGGGGCGTGGGGAGCAGAGCGAATAATCAGCGCACTGTGCGCCCTCCCCAGAGTACGGGCGAGGGCGTACCTCTCCATTCTTCCCATGGAGTTGAAAAAGCAATGCGAACGCGAAATTCTACGGCGCTACATTACCGACGGTATCCAGATGATAACGCAAAACACGGCGGGGTGTGATAAGCGATTGTATCTATCTATCGGATACGAGGATATCGTCAACCCGAAGCCAGAGGAAAACCGGTCTGCGGAGGATATCGTGGCGGATGTGGTGAAAAATGCCGGGCTGAAACTGGTGACGAAAGGCGGTGGGCAGGATTAACGTTTTCAAGCTTGAAGCAAGTATCACGCTGGATGCTTCCAGCTATGAATCAGAAATGGCGAAAGCGGCGAAAACCGCCAAAGATACAGGGAATGCCGTTTCAACCTCATCCTCTGCCATGGAATCAGCCATGATAAAAGTCCCCGTTGCGGCTGATAAAGTGGCAAAGGGAATGGAAAATCTTGGCAAATCCACCACCAAAGCATCGGATGGAATTGACGGCGTGAAGAAAACCACCGAGGAAACCAAAAAGCCGCTTGGCGAAATTCCGCCCCTTACGCAGAAGGTAAAAAGCGCTTTTGAGAAGCTTTCGGAAAGCGTGACAAAGCAAGCCTCCGATTTGGACGAGCTGAAAGCCAAATATGCAAGCTTGTATTTGGAACAGGGTGAGGAATCCGCAGAAGCGCAGGAAGTCGCCCGGCAGATTACCGAATTGTCCACTTCTTTGGGGGAAAATAAAGCAAAAATCAGCGAGGCCGTAGACGCTGCAAACAAATTTGATACCACCATGCACGATACGTCAGAAGCCGTTGACGATGTTGCCGAGGCGGTGGAGGACGCCGGAGAAAAAACAAATCTATTTGCCGATATCTTGAAGGCCAACCTTGCCAGTGGCGCGATTATCGCCGGAGTAAAGAAGCTCGCCGGGGTAGTTGCAGACGTTGGTAAAGCGGCCTATACCAGTTATGCGCGGTATGAGCAGTTAGCCGGTGGCGCACAGCTGATGTTCGGCGACGCTTACGATTTTGTGGCGGAGAAAGCGAGAAACGCCTACAAGACCGTGCAAATGAGCCAGAACGACTATTTGCAGCAGGTGAATGGATTTGCTACCGGCCTGAAAACCGCCCTTGGCGGCAATGTGCAGGCCGCCGCCGAACTTGCCGACAAAGTTATCACCGCCGAGGCCGACGTTGTGGCGGCAACCGGAAACACCCAAGAAGCCGTACAGAATGCCTTTAACGGCATCATGAAATCCAACTTCACGATGCTGGATAATTTGCAGTTGGGTATTACCCCCACAAAAGAGGGATTCCAGCAGCTGATTGATAAGGTGAACGAGTGGAATGCGGAAAACGGTGAGGCCACTGCCTATACCATTGACAATCTGGCTGACTGTCAAGCTGCCCTTGTGGACTATATCGAAATGCAGGGGCTTGCGGGGTATGCGGCAAATGAAGCGGCGGGCACCATCGAGGGTTCCACGGCATCCATGAAAGCAGCATGGCAAAATCTGGCTACCGGCATGGCTGACAGCAGCGCCGACATGGAAGGGCTTACTCAGGACTTTGTGGACAGCGTATTTACAGCCGGAAGGAACATTATACCCCGCGTACAGCAAATTGTTACCGGCGTTGGAACTGCCACGGTAGAAGCTATTTCGTATCTCCGGGAAACGAATAGCGCTATTGATCTTCTCGCCACGGCGTTTGAGTTCGCGGCCACAGCGGCGACCGTTGCCGGTGCTGCAATCGGGGCGAATATGGCCGGAAAAGCCATTGCGAATATTGCTACCGTGTTCACAGCGAATGCCTCGGCGCTTGCGTTTTTTACAGCGGAAAGCGGGAAAGCGGCGGTTGCAGAAGCCACGCTGAATGGTGTATTTTCCGTTAGTGAAATCGCCATTGGTGTACTCACCGGGAAGATTTCTCTTGCAACTGCGGCGCAATACGCATGGAATACGGCGATACAAGCAAACCCCATTGGCTTGATTGCCGCTGCTGTAGCGGCTCTGGCGATTGGCATTGGAAAGGCAACCAAGGCACACAAGGAGTTCGTCAAAGAGTTAGCCGGAGAGCCGCAGACGGTAGAAGAAGCACGCGCAAAGGTAGAAGAGCTTGAGCAGCAGTACGAGGAAGCTTCAAAAGCCAGGTTGGAAATGTTCTCGTCTGATGCTGGTTTCAGCGGCGACACCGTCGAGATGGAGAGATTAGCCGAAGCCATAAAGCAGGCGGAGCAGAATCTTGCCGATCTGCAAGCGCAGGAACAGGCCGCCGCCGAGGAAGCGGCAAAGCCCGCAAACGTGATAAAGGCTGCTTCTGAGGAATACGCGGCCGCCGCACAGTCCATTTTGGAGGATTACCAGAATACCTATACCACCATCTATAACGGGCTGCATGATGTGGGGTCTGCATTTACTTCCCAAATAGAAGTTGCAAAAATGTCGTGGAACGATTTCATGGGTAATCTTAAAGGAAATACCGAAGTTCTTCAGCAGATCGATGAAGATTTTGCATTTGTTTCCGAAAAAGCAGACCTTGCAGGCGTTAGCGTTGACGGACTTGCTCAATATCTCGCGTCCATGAGTACGGGGGAACAGGCCGGATTCCTTGCAGGGCTACGTGATGAACTAGAAGATATGTCCGGCGGCACCGAGGGGCTAAGCAAAAAACTTGCGGAGCTTATGGACAATGTTTCTGCATACGAGGCCGCAGGAACCGAAACTTCTGATGGATTGGCGTTGGCCGTAGAAAATGTGAACGCTCGTATGCAGGAAGCTGCAGACAGCTACGTGGAAAAGGTCGGCGATCTTGACCAGGAGGCGGCGGCTACAGAGGCGGCAACCAATACCATGAGTGGACTGGTTGCTGGTATCGATAGCAGCACCCCCGGAGTTCTGGCAAAGCTTGATTCTCTCGCCTCCCAGATGAAATCACGGCTGACAAATAGCTTTGCCAACTACACGCTCACGATAAAGGCCAATATCAAGGGTAGCAACATTCCCGGTGCGAAGAGCGGCCTTGATTATGTACCATACGATGACTACCTAGTGCGCCTCCATAAGGGGGAAAAAGTTCTCACCGCCAAGGAAGCGCGAGCGTATAGGGATGGAAAATCTGCTGGTGCGTCCGGCGGGGCGGACTACGACGGAGCGGGCTTTGCTGGTGGTGGACGCGGCGTGACAATTATCCAGAATATTAATTCTCCTGTGCAATCCGAAGTGGAGCTGGCAGCAGCCACAGAGGCTTATTTCACACAAGCGAGGTGGACGATTTGACGAACTTCAACAATTTAAGCAAGTTGTTCCGCTACGTGAACGAAAACGGGGATAGCGTTACCTTTGATTATGCCGGAGGATATCTTATCAATAAGCCCACGGGCATCGATACGGTAACGGTATCCCTGTCCCAGGCGAAGGGCATTAACCAGACGGGCGCGACAATTCAGAGCAAAAACGTTCAGCCCCGGCCTGTAAATGTCAACGGGCATCTGGTGGGAGACGGACAAGCAGCGAATAAAGAAAAGCTGCTTTCCGTCATCCGCCCCGATATTTCCGGGAAGCTATATGCGGATGATTACTATCTGAATGTTTGGCCTACGGCGACACCCAACATTGAGGCGAAACAATGGGGCGCACAGTTCCAGTTTTCCCTTTTGGCGGCGTATCCGTATTGGTGCAAGGACGATTCCGCAGCGGTAACGTTGTCCGGCATTCAAAAGCTATTCAAATTCCCGTGGAACATTTCAAGGCCGTATCGTTTCGGACAGCTGTTTGAAGCGAAATTTATCAATGTGGAGAACCGCGGCCAGGTTCCCGTCCCGTTTACTGCTACTCTTTCGGCAAGCGGTGATGTGGAAAATCCCAAAATCACCAACGCCGCGACGGGAAAATTTCTGCTGATAAATAAAACTATCGTCAGCGGGGAGCGGCTGATTGTAGAGATTACGCACGATCGGACAACTGTAACGTCATCCGTCGACGGAGATTGCCGGGGCGCGTTGAGCCTGAAAAGCACTTTGTTTCAGCTGGAAGTTGGGGATAATGTGCTGAAGCCGGAAGCGACAAGCGGGCTTGCGAATTTGCAGGTGGATATTGATTTCGCAACGGAGATCGTGGGGATCGCGCTATGAGCTTTGAAATCTATAAAGAGGACTTTTCCACACGGTACGAAATCCGGCACGCAATCAGTGTTATCATGAATATTTACTACAACGATATCGGAAAGCTGATACTGGTTGCGCCGGTAAGCGACTACAACATTAACGTGCTGAAAGTCGGCAATCTCCTGTATGATACGAGCAGAAACGTAACATTTGTGATAGAAAACACAAAGATTGACACGACCACGAACCGCATAACGGCGAACGGCTACACCGCGAACTGGCTTTTGAATAAGCGCATCATTGCAGCGGAATACCACATGACAACTATTGAGACGGGCGTGTACAAGCTGGTAAGCGATAATCTCCGGGGAATGACAAGGATTCAGGTTGCACAGGCAACCGGGATGACCGATAAAACGGACAATGTTTTCATGGGCGGGAATTTGCTGGATGAAATTATCCCGTTTCTTGAAGAAAAAGGCATAGGCCACACAATGGAGTGGAACCCCGACGACATGACACACACTTTCCGCCTTTACAAGGGGCGCGACCTGACGGCTGGCATTCACGCTATTGTCTTTTCGGAGGAACAGGGAAGCGCGAAAGACCTTGTAATCAACGACGACGATTCCACCCTCTGTAATGTGGCCTATGTGCAGGGAAGCCTTAGCGGAGAGGATAACACATTTGTTGAAATCGTCGGCGATGCAACCGGGGACAATCGCCGGGAAGTGTGGTTCAAAACAGCCGTTCGGCAGGAAAATGACGAATCTGCGGCCGATTGCAAAGCCCGTGCGCGTGCTTATGGACAAATGGAGCTGGGAAAGCGAATCCGGCGAAAGTCCTTTTCCGTATCCATCGACCCGGAAGATCTGGGCAAGTATTACGCTCTGGGGGACATTGTATCGTGCGTATCTGCCCGGTTTGGGGTATCGTTCAGCGCCCGGATTACGGGCATTAAGTACACCTTGGACAGCAATAAAGCCCGGACAGAAGTTATCCTGGGCGACCCTATTCTTACAGCATTGGGGGCAATGAAATTAAATGGCTAATATCAAAAGTTTCCCGAATAACCAAGATACATACATAGGCGCAGAAGACGTTATGCGCTGGCACCATGGCCGCACATCCGGCGTTTTTGCCGCTGGCAGTAATGCGTCCGTGCAGGCGCTTTCCACGCCGGGAATGGCGGTGGAAGTCTCAGACGGCACCGGATGGATGGCAAATTCCGGCAGGAACGGCATTGTGTGGTGGATTGATAATGAATCCGTTGATGGTGCCAAATTGCAGCTTTCCGTTGATGCGGCAGACGGCGTTCTGAATCGAATTGACCGCGTAATCGTGGAGTGGAAGACCACAAACTATGTGGACTATCCGGAAGTGAAAATCTTGAAAGGCGCAAAATCTGGGAAGGCAGCAGCCCCGGCGCTGACAAACAGCAGCACAATCCGGCAGATCAGCCTTGCGCGGATTTCCGTTGCAGCCGGTACAACTGCTATCACAGCGTCCATGATTACGGATGAGCGGCTTGACGCTTCGGTGTGCGGGCTGGTGACGGAAAAGGTGGGCATTGATACCAGCACAATGCAAAGTCAGTTTTCCACACTTTTGCAGGAAACGCAGACACAAGTAAAAGATGTGCTTGATGATACCACGGCACAAGCCACATCGGTTCTGGATTCCATCAACCGGGAGCTGGCCGATCTGGAAGCCGGTACGGCGGTGGAGCTGAAAAAGCTTCTGTTCACGGATACCAACGTACCGGTATCCGCGTTTGTGGCTGATTCTACATATCAGGATTATCCATTCCGCGCGGCGATCGCGCTGACGGGGGTGCTGGATACCATGATTCCGGAGGTGGTTCTCGGCGTTGCAGACGCAATTGACGGCAATTTTGCCCCTGTTGCGGCTACCTATAACGGCGGTGTGTATCTGTATGCCGCAAGCGTCCCGGAATCGGCAATTACAATTCCCACCATTATTTGCTGGAAAGGCGGTGTAAGCGCATGATTGGCAGAGTAAACACAGGGGGCGGCACAGGCGGTACGCTTACCGTCACAGCCCCGGCGAACGTCACTGTGACTGTTTCCAAGGACGGCAAGACGAAGACCAAGAACTCCGGAACAAGCGGTGTGGTGGTCTTCAAGGGACTTGCAAGCGGGACGTGGACAGTTACCATCACCGGTGACGGCAAGACCGCCCAAAAGAATGTTGTGGTCACGACCGATTATTCCACCATGATTGCATTTTTCGCAGCTACCATCAACATCACTTATCCCGCCGGTTCGACCTGCACTTGCTCTGACGGTACAACGACTCTATCCGCCCCTGACACCAGTGGTACATGGGCTTGCATTGTGCCGAACGCAGGGACGTGGACGGTGACCTCCACAAGTGGGACGGAGACCGACAGCAAGGCCGCAACTATCACCACGGATGGCCAGAGTGTGAGCGTTGCGCTTAGCTATTTTTTATGGCTGTACAAGGACGGAGATACCTGCGATGCAGTGTCCGGCGGGTGGTCTTCGCCCGTGTGGGGTCACGAAGACTTTTCAAAGGTTGTCACCTTTAACGAAAGTAGTATGCAGATATCTACCGAGGTTTTCGGCGGCTCTGTTGCATATGGGCATGTCTTTACAAACTCTGTGATAGACCTGTCCGAAATTTCGACACTGAAATTCCGAATAACAGGAATAGGGGCAACATCGAGCGGCGGCAATGCGTTCTCCTTCCAGCTCTGCGTCGCGTCCGAGTTTCCAAACAAACAGACCCCGAGTTTCCCGGTTTCGCTGAGCATAACAAAAACAGGGTTGTTCTCTGTGGACGTATCATCCATGAACGCCGGATGCGTTGGAGTGTGGATAACCACTAGGGGCTATGCCAAAACAACGATGACAATAAGCGAAGTTTGGGGGGAGAAGTAGTGATTTACATTGATTCCGATTTCAAGTGCCATACCACAAACCCCGACGGCATGTACACACCTGTAGAAACCGCCGCTTTTGATGGTAAATGCCCCACCTATATCGAAGGTTATCGCTACGTACCGGCGGGTCAGACGTGGACACGCGCCGACGGCGTGGTGTTCACCGGTGAGATGATCGCCCCATGGAAGCCGTGGGCAGAGTTGGACACCGCTCAGCGGGAGTATGAGCGGGAGCAGTATCAGGCTCTCGCTGCTCAGAATGCCGAGTACGAAGCCGCATTATCCGAAATCGAAACCGCTCTGGGGGTGAACGCATGACAATCGAAGAACGAAAGCAGCGAATTCTCGCGAAAATCGCGGAAATGAAGGCCGAGGGCGCGGACATGCAGAACGCCCTGACCATTTTGGAGGTGAAGCCGGATGAAGAAGTGGAGTAATGGAGCCAAAAAGCGGCTGGTGGAAATCCGCGCCGCCGAGGACGGGGAGCAGGATATGCGCACCATCGCCGCAAGCATCGCCAAGCTGCCCCCCGGCCAGCTGAAAAAAGTCCTCACCGACGACATCATTGCCATTCTGGCGAAGTACGGGGTGGTGATTGCGTGACCGTCAAACAGATTCAGTGCTTGCTCACCTATCTGGGCTATTCTCCCGGCACGATTGACGGCGTTGATGGCAGAAACACCCAAGGGGCAATTCGGGCGTTTCAAGCCGACTATGGACTTACCGTGGACGGGATACCGGGGGCGGCTACCCAGAAAATGCTCATCGGCGCTATCGCCGGGACGGCGGTAAAGGTGGAGAAGCCGGAGAGCAGCGACGCGCCGAAAACTGGGACTTTCTGGGATGATATCAATTATTTCACCCGGAAGGAGTTCCGGTGCCCTTGCGGTCACTGCGGCGGGTTCCCGGTGGAGCCGCAGGAATCCATGGTACGCACTGTGGACGAAATCAGACGGCGGCTGGGTATCCCCATCTCTATCGTGGACGGCGGCGGCTCCGGCGTGCGGTGCGTGGCGCACAACGCGGAGGTTGGTGGTGTGTCCAATTCTCAGCATCTGTATGGGCTGGCGGCCGATCTGCACAGTGCCGCAAGTCCGGCGGAGATGAAAGCCGTAGCGGAGGAAGTTTTGGGGCACACTGGAGGAATCGGGCTGTACGGCTGGGGCATTCATGTGGATACCCGGCAAGGATACGCTCGATGGAACGGCTAAGAGGGGGTATGCCAATGGAAGAAACGGAAATCGTTGGGCGGCTTTCTGCGGTAGAACAGCGGAGCAAATCCAACTCCCACCGTCTGGACGCGCTGGAACGGCACACGGAAGCGGTGAACACGCTGGCAACATCCGTCGCTGTCATGGCGGAGAAGGTGGAGGTTACCGGGGAAAAGGTTGACGGCCTCTGCACGGACGTGCAGGAGCTGAAAGCCGAACCCGGCAAGCGGTGGAAGGGTGTTGTGGAAAAGGTCATCTACATCGTTGTGGCCGCTGTTGTAGGGTTTATTCTTGCCCGGCTTGGGCTGGGCTAAAATTTAAGGAGGAAGCAAAATGTACGAACTGAAAGACACCATTGAGGGCATGACAAGCGCTGACTATAAGGAACGCTTTAAGGCCGAGTACCAGCAGGTAAAAATCCGGTACGACAAACTGGACGCAATGACCGTGAAGTACGAGGCTGGAACGTTGCCGTTCACCCCCAACTGCTCGCTCGATCTTCTGAAGGAGCAGAAGAAGTACATGGGGAATTACATCCGTTGCCTGAAAATCCGCGCTGAGATCGAGGGCATTACGCTTTAAGGAGGAAAACAAAATGATTAACTGGGTTGTACGTATCAAGAACAAGAACTTCTGGCTGGCCGCGATTCCCGCGCTGCTTCTGCTGGTGCAGACGGTAGCCGCCCTGTTCGGATTTACGCTGGACTTGGGCGAAATCGGCGATAAGCTGCTGGCCGTGGTGAACGCTGTGTTTGCCCTGCTGGTGATTCTTGGCGTGGTCAATGATCCTACCACCGCCGGTATCGCTGACAGCAAACTGGCAAGAACCTACAGTTCCCCCAAGGAGGACTGATGTGATAAGTGGATAAAGTCCCGTGGAATCGGGTGATTCTGGATGAGTTCTGTTCTCTGGCTATTCTTACGCCGTTGGAGGAAAAGATCATCCGCACCCGAGCCGCCGGATGGAGCCGTGTACAGCAGTGCCACGCTTACGGCATGTCCCTTGCCACATTAGATAGGTACATTAGGAAGTTGAAAAACTCCTATAACAGTGTGCAGGAGTATAGCTACATACTCCCAAAAAACATAGACTTCTGATAGCTTTTTGATAGAAGTGTGATTGTAAGTCGGTAGGGAAACGAGAGTTTCCCTACCGACTTTTTTGTTATTCTATAGGAAGAAAGGGGGAGTTGCCTATGGCTGAATTTCAAAGCTTTAATCCAAATCCCCGCGCCGCGAAAGTCGGCGATTGCGCAGTCAGAGCTGTGGCAAAGGCTCTGGGAATTGACTGGTACCAATCCTACGTTGAGCTGGCCAGCGAGGGGCTGACTCAATGCGATATGCCTAGCGCAAATAACGTATGGGGCGCAGTGTTACGGCGGCACGGATTCAGGCGGGCGGCAATCCCGGCGGAATGCCCGGATTGCTACACCGTAGGCGATTTTATCCGGGAATACCCTGACGGGATCTACGTTGTCGCGCTGAAAAACCACGTTGTTGCCGTGGAAAACGGCGTTTTGTACGATACTTGGAACTCAATGGACGAAAATCCTATCTATTTTTGGAGGCGTGAATGATGGCAAACCCTTATATGCAGCCCAACTACCAATCCGGCTATTTTCAGCCCAACTATTTCCAGCCGCAAATGCCAATCGGACAACCGCAGATACCCGCACAACCCCAACAGCCGCCCCTTGATGACCGAATTTGGGTAGCTTCGGAATCTGCGGCGGAGGCGTTTATCGTCACGGCAAACGGATTTGTGCGGCTCTGGGACAGCAACAAGCCTGTATTCTACGAAAAGCGGACAGACGCGCAAGGGCGACCAATGCCAATTGTAGCGTATGAATACAAAATCCGGGACGCAGGAGCTACCCCGGAGGCAGTCAGTGCGGGATTTGAGCAGCGGCTTTCCGCTGTAGAGGAACGGCTGAATCAGCTGACGGATGGAAAACGCGATGCCAAGAAAGCGGAGGTAAAACGCAATGACGCCTAATCCTATGCAGATGATTTCCCAATTCCCCCAATTTATGCAGCAGATGAGGGGGCAAGACCCGCAGCAACTGCTTAATCAGCTTGTACAGAGCGGGCGTGTAAACCAGCAGCAGCTTAACCAAGCTCAGCAAATGGCACAGCAGATGCAGGGGCAGTTTGAGCAATTCCGGGGCATGTTCGGCTTCGGAGTGCCTAGAAGGTAAACAATAATCTGGCCAGATTTTGTTATATTTTTCATCTTTTGAAAGGAGAACAAAATGAGTATTACAGCAAGCGAAATGACCCCCGCCGATATCAGAGCTGTCACCGATGGCAACAACGGCGGCTATGGCGGAGGCTGGGGCGGTGATTGGTCTGCATGGATCATCATTTTCCTGATCTTCGGCTTCTTTGGCTGGGGCGGCAACGGCTGGGGCGGAGGCTTTGGCGGTCGTGGTTCCGGCGCTGGCGTGGTGGACGGGTATGTTCTCGCGTCTGATTTTTCCAACATCGAGCGGAAAATTGACAGCGTGAACAACGGTGTCTGTGACGGCTTCTACGCCATGAATACCGGTATGCTGAATGGGTTTGCAGGCGTGAACCAGAATATCAGCAACGGTTTCCAGGCGGCAGAGCTTTCCCGGTGCAATCAGCAGGCTGCCTTGATGCAGCAGCTTTTCCAGATGCAGATGGCAAATCAGGAGTGCTGCTGCGAAAACCGCGCCGCTATTCAGGGCGTGAACTACAATCTGGCTACCCAGAGCTGCGAAACCCGGAACACGGTACAGAACACCACCCGGGATATCATCGACGCTATGAACTGTGGTTTCCGCTCCATCGACCAGCGGCTTACCGCACAGGAGCTGGCGGCAAAGGATCAGAAAATCGCCGATCAGAATCAGCAGTTGTTCATGGCGCAGCTGGCGGCGAGCCAGAATGCCCAGAACCTGACGATCAAGGGCTATGTGGAGAACCAGTTCGCGTACTACAATCCCCGCCCGGTTCCCGCTTATCAGGTGCAGAATCCTAACTGCTGCTACGGTAACGGCTACGGCTGCGGCTGCGGAAACGTAGCGTAAGGAGGGGAGAGCATGGCGGTTGAACTTACTGCGAACGCTGTACAGGCCGTGGCGGCCGGACAGAACGTGCTGTTTACCGATACGCCGGTGAAATGCGGCCGGGGGTATGTTGTTCACCGTGACGGGGCTGGCCTTGTCACCCTGCGGGGCGTTTGTAGCGGATGTTCCCCAATTGCGCGGTATCGCGTGCTTTTCGTGGGAAATATCTCCGTTCCTACCGGTGGCACCGCCGGGGCTATCAGCGTAGCGCTGGCGCTGGGCGGTGAAGCGCTTCCCACCACTACGGCGACGGCAACCCCCGCCGCCGTGGGAGATGCATTCAACGTGGCGACTTCCGCGTTTGTGGATGTTCCCCGCGGGTGCTGCGTAGCGTTATCCGTGCGCAATGTCTCCGCGCAGGCAATCGATGTTGCCAACGCCAATCTGATGATTGAGCGCGTGGCCTAGGAGGTGAAATTATGAAGCACTGGGAACAGTTGAGAGATACACTTTGCCGGGAACTGGACGAAATCGCCGAAAAAGGCGAACTGTCCGCCGGTGATCTGGAAACCGTGGACAAGCTGACGCACACCATGAAGAATCTGGATAAGATTATGATGGGTGAAGGATACAGCAGTGCCGGGGACTGGTACGCCATGGGCAACTATGGACGGGATGGCTATAGAGCCGATTATCGCGACGGCGTGAGCTACCGAGGCCGTAAACGTGATAGCATGGGGCGCTACAGCCGCGCAGACGCCAAGGAAGATATGGTGGATAAACTGCGGCGCATGATTGATGAAGCGCCGGATAGCCGGACGCGAGAGGCTCTAGAAAAGGCCGTCCGTTGTATGGAGGATTAAAAAATGTTGGCAGAGCGGGATTTGCTGGAAACAATCGAAGAATGTAAAGCGGTGAAACGCCCAACGGCGGCAACATGCCAGTTAATGGCCTCATGCTATACCATTCTAGATCATATGTTTCCAGAACATTCCCGCTCTGCTGATATTTCCCCCGTAAGCCTGTATTCCTCCGCTCCTGCGCCACAAAATGATGAAATATCCGGGAGTGAGTTTGCAATTGCTGCAAATTCAGCGGGAATGAAACGGCTATTAGAAGTGATGGACGAACACATGGAGTGCATTCGGCTGATATACCCCAAGGAATACGCGGCGATTATGCGGCGGCTCAGAGAATGAGCGGCAAAATTCCGTTGCCAATCCGTTGCCAATTTGCGCCATAAAAACGTACCACACGCGGGAAAATATTAAAATCTGCGGTAATATTTTCCCGTATAATAGTTCGGAGAACGCGGGAATATAGCTGATAAAGCAATAAAAAAGCCCTAGAATAAGTTTCTAGGGCTTTTTGTGTATGGCGGAGAGAGTGGGATTCGAACCCACATGATAAATTTGTAAATATGTTGCGGCACTAGCGATTTTTAATTTTCATTTCCCATACCGTTGCCAATTTTGCGGTTTTCCATTGCCTCTGGCGTGAAATAATCCGTGAACTCTTTCGAGCGTTTGGCAATATCTCGTTCCGCTAAGTGCGTGTAAATTTTGTGCATCGTCCCTAAGTCTTTCCATCCGCCTATGTCCGCCGCCATCATTTCCGGGATTCCCATATGGTAGGCCAGCGAGGCGAAACTGTGCCGTAATCCGTGCATCCCCACCTCTGGCAAGTTGTTTTTCCGGCATATTTTGTTGATGTGATTGAATAGCGTACATGTCGCGGCGTTTACAACAAATTCCGTATCTTTCGGCGCGGCCGTAAGTGCATCGTAAAGCGGTGGAATCATAGGCACGGGGCGACGTGATTTTTTCGTTTTGTTCTGCGGCTTGAGCTTTAGCCCGTCTTCACCACGGACTTTTGCACCACGAACATAAATTGCCCTGTTTGCAAAATCGATATTCTCCCACGTCAGAGCCAACATTTCAGAGCGGCGTAAACTGGATAAGCAAAGCAGTGCCGGGATTTCCACAGGATCACCTTTTACGGCCTCAACAAAAATATCAATCTGGTCAGGCTCTAGGAATGGCCGCTCGTTGTCCTCTTTCTCAAAAAGGACGACTTTCGGCTGCTTCCCGGTTTCTTTTTTGATTGCCGCCGACATTAGCCCCCACGCATTCTTGATGTACTTCGGCGATCTGCCCATTTTCCTTTCATCATCTATAGCGGCTTGCCATTGTGCGTCCGGCGTGGTGTAAATATTGTATGCCATCGCCCGCTGAAAGGTATTATCCCGATATCTGATATAGCCGTATACCGTAGACGGCGAGCGCCGACCACGGCGGACTAAATCACGGGTATTCTCTATGTATGCGTCTACTGCTTCACCTAGCGTAAGCTGCCCCTGTGGCCGCTCCTGAGCTTCCAGAATGCCGTTTTTGACTGCAAGGTATTCTGATAGACATTCCTCATAAGTATCACGTGTAATGGATGTTCGCTGCCCGCCCAAGTATACACGTGTGTGCCACGCCCCTGATGGAAGCTGCTTAATTTTTGGGAGCCTGATTTCCGGCTCCTTCTTTCTTTTTGCCATTTCGTTCGCCTCCACTTAAAAGCCTGTGGAAAATCAAAAATGCCGTGAGCATAAAAACAGCGGCGATTCCTGCCGCGCCAAATAAAATCACCGTAGAAATCTTTTCGGAGCGAATCAGCCCCATTTCCGTGTTCCGGGCATCCAGCACCATATAGATTATGAGTACCGCCGCCAGCAGAATGTTTAACGCGCACTGCCCGTAAATCAAGGGCTTGTCTTCCCTTTGCGCGGATGCAAGCGCACTGTCTTTTTCTGAAAGGGCGTCGCTTTGCTTGCGGATTCTGGTATCCCGGGCAGATATTCCCGCCTCCTGAATCCGGCTCCGATCAAGGAGGCGGGATATTGCGGCGTCCTTTTCTTGCAGCATTTCGTCTTTGTGATCGAGTTCAAGCTGCAAAAAATCCACGGTAACGGAATCGTCGCTTTTCTGCGGGGAAAGCCCGATAAGCTCGTCTGCGGATAATTCCAGGCTTGCGCATAGGGAGCACACATCCATGAAGCCCGGGTTCATCAGCGTACCGGCAAAGAAACGGTTTAGGGTCGTTCGCGGTATCCCGGTTTCGTCGGCCAGCTGCTGAATGGTTTTGCCTTGCCGCTGCTTGGCGGCCTTGATTTTTTCCACCAACGTCAGGCTTTGCTCATGCAGCGCCAAAATACGTTCCTCCGTGGGCAAAACAACTCGCTCCTTTCATTTTGGCACACGAAATCTACGCCGTGTAAACGGATTGTACGATTTGCGCGTTTACTTTTATAGTGGTAGGGACTATGGTAAAGGTGCAACCGGCAAGGGATACACGGCGTTACCGGCGGCAAGCCCCGCCACCTTGTGGCACGGGTGGCGGGGCATATCAGAAATTAGTGAATTTTCTTATAGGTAACTTCCAGCCCTGTATTGGGATGATATTTCCACGTTACGGTTACATTCTTACTATTGTATGTTTCGGTTTGCCTTCCATCAGATGCGGATGTTTCGTTCATCTGATTGAAAAGAGAATCAGGAAGCCCCAACAGCCCATTGATGGTAGGGATTGTAACGTAGGCCTCGCGGCAATCAAGGCCAGAATCGTCATAGTTGTACGGATTTGTATCCACGCTCAAATAACTGCCATCCGCCCCTACTTCTGCCCATGTGGAATCACACAGGGTATCGTATATCCACTTAAAATCAGGTTTAGTAGCTCGCTGAATGAATATGAACGCTACGACAAAAATTGCGACCATTGCAATAATTGCCGGAACAAAATAGCTTTTCTTCTTGGGCTCGGCTTTTTGCTTGGGTGGAGCATTTAGATCAGCGCCGCAGTTATCACAAAATTTTTGATTTTCTCTTATGGCAGCGCCGCAGGACGGACATACCATTTGGGGGGTATTTTGTTCGCCTGATGTTTCGAGTTCATTTGTTAAATCTTCCATAGTGATACCTCTTTCCTTTTTATTCATTTATTCAGGTATACGAGATAGATTTCTATGCCCGCGACCCTACATAAAAATAATACCACGCTCAGAAAATAATTTCAACGAAAAGAAAAATTTTTGTGCAATTTTTTAATTAGTCCAGTTTATTGGACACATGGCGTGCTATTATGCGCTATGTAAGCAAACAAACGTTTATAAACGCATAATGGAGGAATCAGCCATGAAGCAGAAAATGTTGCAGAATACCGCTGAATGTGGTACAATCAGAAGTGAAAAAGAAGCCGTCCCCGCAGAAGACCTCGACTTAGCTTACATACTGAGCATGTCCGTGGAAGAAAAGCGGGAGCTGCTGGAAATCTGGAAAAGGAAGGTGGAATCAGAGTGAATGCTTGTTGGGACACCCGAGGATGGTATAAACAGGATGATCTTTGTGAAGCGGTTAACCTGTGCCTGAAAGCAATCGAAGAATCCGGGATTTCGGCTGAACGAGCCGCACTAATCCCAGATTGTCTCGCGCAGGCCATCGACTGCGGGAATGATATGATCCTGAGCGGTACAAGGTTTAGGTCGTATCAGATTTCCGCGCAATCAACAGGGGACGGAGGGTTCAGGGTTTCCCCATCTTCGCTACCGCAGACTCAATCGCGGCGGTCGTGACTCCTTGGGCGATTGTTTCAATGATCGAAAGGGAGATGGAGCCGATTCCTTTTATGATCCTCAAAGTTGTTCCCCATAACTTGCTTTCCGTGATCGTGCCAACAAATTCATGACCCTTTGGCGTTACATAATAAATGTGGAGCATTTGTAGACGATTATCCTCGCCATCTGGGAAGAATTTAAAATCCGTTACAAGGTAGCCGCTCTCGGAAAGCTGGACAGTGTGGTACATCAATTCCGCAATCGGATATTTTGGAAATGGCTCTAATTTGTGAAGTTCGTAAATATCCAATGTGTGGAATGCAGCTTTTTTCCTGGAAGCATCTGCAATGACGTAGCAATTTTTCTCGCAAAAGAGCATAATGTCACGGATGCAATCGGGATTTAATTTCATTTCTTATTCCTCCGGCTCTTGATAAGGCGCGCCATTTCAAGCAGCGCCCGGTGCTCGTCTTCGTCGCCGGTGTTCCATATCTCAAGTAATTCGCCATCTATTTCGGCCTCGGTCTTTTGACCGGGGTCTTTTTTTGTTTCCTCGCCCTTTTGGCCATACAGCAAATACTCAACAGAAACGTGGAAATAGTCTGCAACTTTCTTTACCTTATCTGGGCTTGGGGCGTGTTTGTCCCACTTTGCCATCGACCCCCGTGTGAGGCCACACTCCTTCTCCAATCTGTTGATTGAAATGTTTCCTCTCTGCTTACGCAAACCATCAATCCTGGCGAGTAATGACACAAAAACTCCCCCCTGAAAAATATACGAAAAAATTCGTAATTACTACTTGACAATTACGAAAATATTCGTATAATAAGAAGCATACAGGGCACACGAAAGCAACCGCAAGGGCAGCACCCCTGTAGTGAAAATGTTGACTTTTGCTTGCACCAATAGTTTAGAACATTTTCGCAATTTTGTCAATAAGGAAGGAGAAAAATGATTTTAGAAAATATCAAAAAGCTTTGCGCATCACGCGGCATTTCACTTTCTGCGCTCGAAAAAACGCTTGGCCTAGGGAATAGCACGATTGCGAAATGGGGTGATTGTAGCCCTACGGTCGAAAAACTCTTGATTGTTGCAGATTATTTTGGCGTCTCGATTGATTCATTGCTGAAAACGCCAGACAAAAGGGGGTTGCATTGATGGGGTGGGCGGTAAAAAATCCTAGCGTGATTTACGCCATTCGCTGCAAGGAAAACGGGCGGCTCTACATTGGGCGAACGTACCGATTGAAAAACCGTATTCGAGAGCATTTCACGGAACTCCGAAAGGGATACAAGGGAAGCGGCTCAAAGCGATACGGGGAGAACCAAGCAAACTTTCAAAGCGATTTTGATAAATACGGCGAGTGTGCGTTTGAAGTATTTATTCTTCAGGAAAACGTTCAGCCAAGTCTTTGCCAAAGCACAGAAGCAAAATTGATTCGCGAGTACAACACAACCGACCCGAGATACGGTTACAACATCAGAGACGAGCATATCAGAGAAGCGCTATTTAGCCCGACAGTCGGCTTTCCACCTAAGCCGTTGGACATATAAGCCGAATGGCGGAAATGACTGCGGTGGGAAAGAAAAAAACGCCTGCTGACAATCGCAGACGCTTTTCCCCCAGATTTTTTACCGAAACACGGCGGCAACCCGCCCGGGACTGAAAAGGGAGGTGAGGGAATGACAATGGAAGAAGTGATTGCAAAAGTTGAGCAGGACAGTCAGCCGGAAAAAGTTTTGATAAGCATTCCGGAAGACAAGCGAAAGAGAATCCCGGACGAAATTTGCAAGATTCTAATGGGAAACGGCCTTTCGCTCCAACAAGCAGAAATGTTGCTGGCCATTGCGAAAAGCCGTCTCCGAAAGGCGATTATTTAATTTTCGCGGGCCCCAAACAAATCGTGCATCATACCATAGCTTTTTACTCGCACAGTAAACAAAGATCCGTTTGGGGCTGTTCCGGTATCCGTTTCAATACATTCCGGAACGTTTCCCAGCGCAATGACCCCGGCTTTCAGCTGCGCATAGACGTCAACCGGAAACGCCTGCCCGCAATTCGGGCATTCCATTGATGGCCGGTTTTTGAAAGCCTCTGGACGCAACTCGAAAGAACACTTGCATTTCTCGCACGATATCAAAACTTTGAAATCCATAAACGTGCCTCCTTATTTGTACTCGGCCATCCGACCGGTATGAACATTATAAGCGGGTGCGCCGGATAAATCAACAGGAGGTGAGCAGCAACGGCGTACATTTTAATCAGCTTTTTCGTGTTCTTGATCGTCGCCCGGTGCGGCATGATCGTCGGGGAACTGGTATTCAGCATGGAAGAACCAAAAGAAAAAATCAGTAAAGGAGGAAATGAAAATGCCTGATGAAATCAAACGGTGCGCTGAGAGCGCGGCAAAGGCTCTGAACAGCATCCCGGTGGACAAGCGGGAAATTGCCGCAAGGCTGGCCGAAACCTACGCCGCCGGTCTGGCCGTGGGTATGGAGCTGGCCGAGGCCGACAAGCCCAAGGACAAGGAGGGATCTTAAATGCCAAGAATCCGGCAGTATGCCGAGCGCTACGCAGTGGAGGATTTCTGGAAGGAAATCGACCGCTGCTGTCCCCTGGCGGGGATTCAGAGCGATAACGCTGTAGCGCTGGAAGAAAAAACCGGGGTAGACCATCAGACCCTTCGGAACTATCGGAAGGGCAAAACCGAAATGCGGGTAAGCGTCCTGAAAAAGCTGGTGGCCGCCCTCCACCCCAACCCGGCGGTGATTCTGAAAACACTGGGGTACTCTGAGAAGGAGATACGGGCGTTTGCTAGGGAATGGCAGTGATTTGAAATCTACGGCAGAATGCCGAAATTGAAAGGAGTTATTTATGGCGAAATACAAAGTTGGGGATAAGGTGCGGATTGTGAGCAAGAGGCCGCAGCGGTGCTGGAACCCTTATATGGACAAGCATCTGGGAAAGACCATGACGATCATAAAATCCGGAATCAACGCTGAAGGAGTTTACTATTGCATGGAGGAGGATCGCGACGATTTTCTTGGGCATTGGTGCTGGTACGAAGACATGATCGCTGGCCTTGTGGAGCCTGCGCGGGAACCCTGCACCGTGGAACTCCGGTTTGACGGGATGATTACCACGGCCACGCTGAAACGGGGCGGGAGGGACGTGAAGACCGCAGAAGCCCGGTGCAATCCGAAGGATACCTACAGCAGAGCGGAGGGCGCAAGGGCCGCCGTTGCGCGACTTTTTGAAAAGAAGCGCAAGGAGGACAAGCCAAAGGAGAGCAAACTGAGAAAGGAAAGTCAATGGACGTTTTTGATAGCATGGAGCCGTGGCGGAAGGCTGAACAGCTGGCAGCGGATGCTGACTTGCGGGAAGCGGTGCTCCCGAAGTGTGCCCGGTGCAATCCGAAGGATACCTACAGCAGAGCGGAGGGCGCAAGGGTCGCCGTTGAGCGGCTGTTTGAGAAGAAGCGCAAGGATGACAAGCCCAAAGGAGAGCAAGCCGAAGGTGGGAGATAAGTTCATTGTCACGGTAAAGGGCGGTAAGTTTTGCCACGGTTTCGGCATCGGTGACATTGTTACGCTGGTAAATATCCAGCAGGACGACGGATGTTTCTGCTTGGTTGACAAGAGCGGCTTCTTACAAGTACTTCATCCGAGTGAGGTTCGCCCCTACGAGGAGAACGCCAAATGACACCCAACGAAACGACCCAGCTTCGCACCATGGCGGAGATGAACCGCCGGTTGCGCCGGGAAAATGACCGGCTGCGGGAATCCCTTTTGCTGGAATCGAAGGAAAGCAAGGCGTTTGACGACGAGAACGTGGAGCTTTTCGATGTAGTCCACAAGAACCATAAGGTCAGGGGGTGAGGATATGGCAAGCAGAAGCAAACCCATGGATGCCCGGTGGGAGCCGGTGCCGGAGAACCGGAAGCCGTTCAACATTAAGGAATGTGTTTTCCGTGTGCTTCCCTATGCGGGGCTGAATCTGGTGCTTTTCTGGTGGCAGCAGGCCGATTTACTGGCAGACAAGGCGGCAGTCCCCGCAATGTGGGTGTGCGCTATCCTGATGGGTGCCGGTATCGGGCGTTGCATCAGAGGGCGATAAAAAGCCGCCCCCGATGTTACAGCACCGGGGACGGCAAGACACAGAGATAACGGACATAGTCACATTTACAGTATATCAAATGGAGAAAGGAAAGTCAATGGACGTTTTTGACAGCATGGAGCCGTGGCGACAGGCTGAACAGTTGGCGGCGGATGCCGACTTTCGGGAATCGGTACTCCCGAAGTGTGCCAGGTGCGGATACCCCATCACAGACAGCAAACTGGTATATATCCCGGCGCATGATGAGTTCTACTGCCTGGATTGCATCGATTCCATGACGGAGTTCAACGAGGAAGCGGAGGTGGAGGAATAATGGAGGACGGAATCATCATCAGCGAATCGGAAAGATTCGAGGATACCTACATTAGGCCGTACAATCGAGTCAATGTTCCGGCTGTCATTTTCCCGAATTATAAGAGGCGCGTTGCCTACATTAACGCTCTTGCTTCAAAGTTTTGGAACGGCGAAAACACTGTTGGGATAAAAGTAAGCAAGAACTACGTCGTTTTTATTCCGCAAAAAATTGGTAGAACATTAAAAATCAACAAAGTTGGCGGGGGCTTTTATATCGGCATAGGTAGCTTAGGCGGAATTGTTTCCCCCGGGACAAAATACCGGGCATATCCGTACAAAGGCGGTATCGCTATAAAACGGTTTGAGCCGTTGCAGGAGGATGAAGAATGATACGGAAAATCCCAACCGCGACCATGAGCAAAGAGGAATGGACAGCGCTGCGCTCTACCACCATTGGTGGTTCGGATGCCGCCGCCATTCTGGGTCTGAACCCCTACAAGTCACCGTATGCCCTGTGGGCGGAGAAAACCGGTAAGGTCATCCCGGAGGATATTTCCCAGAAAGAGGCGGTACGCCTTGGCACGGACTTGGAGGAATACGTAGCAAAGCGGTTTACCGAAGCTACCGGGAAAAAGGTGCGCCGGGAGAACTACACCGTATTCCGGGACGATATGCCCTACGCGCACGCCAACTACGACCGGCTGGTCATTGGGGAACGGGCAGGATTAGAGATCAAGACCACCAATGCCCTGCACCTGAGCAAATTCAAGAACGGCGAGTTCCCGGCTACTTACTACGCACAGTGCTGCCATTACTTGCTTGTGTCAGGCCTTGACCGCTGGTATCTGGCGGTTCTGGTTCTGGGCATTGACTTCAAGGTGTTCGTCATCGAGCGGGACGAAGCAGAGCTGGAAGCCCTGAAAGAGGCGGAGGAAAGCTTCTGGGAGAACGTTCAGAGCGAAACGCCCCCGGCCATTGATGGCATGGATTCCACAGTGGATGCCCTAAACGCTGCATTCCCTGTCAGTGACCCGGATGCAGATGCTGTAGACCTGACCGGATGCGCCGCAGACCTTGCGATTCTTGACGAATGCTCCCGGCAAATCAAGGAACTGGAAGAAAAGAAAAAGGCGGCAAAAGCAAGGGTTATGGAGACCTTGGGAACCGCCGAAAAGGGATTTTACGGCGGGTATTCCGTCAGCTGGAAGAGCCAGAAGCAGTCCACTTTTGACAGGAAGAAGTGGGAGAAAGAACACGGGGCAATCCCGGAAGAATACTTCAAAGTTTCGGAATGTAGACCGTTTAAGTTCAACAAAATGAAGGAGGAAAATTAAAAAATGGCAAATATCATTCAGAACGCCGCTAATGTGGCGAAAAAGCCCGCAAAGAAAGAACAGTCAACATCGTTTATGGTAAACGGGATGGAGGTTACGCTTACCCCCAATATTGTGCGGGATTATCTCGTTTCTGGGAATAAAGACAAGGTTTCGCTTCAGGAAATTGCAATGTTCATCAACATGTGTAAGTTCTCTGGACTGAACCCATGGTTGAAAGAGGCCTACTGCATCAAGTATGGCAATGAACCCGCAACAATGGTTGTCGGCGTTGACGCATACATGAAGCGCGCAGACGAAAACCCCCAGTACGATGGTATGGAGTCCGGGATTATCCTGCTTGACGAGGAAACCGGAGAAACCATCCGGGCACAGGGTACGTTCTATCTTCCCGGCGAGAAAATCGTTGGTGGATGGGCCAGCGTCTATAGAAAAGACCGTGCGCACCCCACGCATATCGAGGTCCCGTTTGACGAATACGCCGGCAAAAAGGCAGACGGTACGCTCAACAGCCAGTGGTCCAAAAAGCCAGCGACGATGATTCGCAAAGTTGCGAAATGTCAGGCGTTGAGAGAAGCTTTTCCGAATTCTTACAAGGGATTGGCAGTTGCAGAGGAATTCGGAATTGTAGAATCCGATATTGTGAATAAGGCGGATGAATACCCCGAAGGCCTTTCACAGAATGCAGAGCCAGCCAGCCAGCCTGTTCCTGTGGATTCTGCAACCGGAGAAGTCATAGGCACCCCGGAGGCCACCTGATGTACTCTGTACACGGACAGGACGGCAAAACCCTGATGCAGTCCGCAATGGACTTCCGATACCCGCCGGAGACGGAATTATCGCTTCTCAACTCCGGCCATGTAATCAAGCTAAACGGGAAGCGAATCACAAAAAAGGAGGTACAGCAACGTGTTGAACTCGATCAGCGTCATGGGCCGTCTCACCCGTGCCCCCGAACTCCGGCGCACCGGCTCCGGAAAGCCTGTCACAAGCTTCGCCCTGGCCTGTGACCGGGATTTTAAGAACTCCCAGACGGGTGAGAAGGAAGTGGATTTTCTGGACTGCGTTGCCTGGGGTTCCACCGCTGAAACCGTGGAAAGGTATTTCCGCAAGGGTCAGATGGCTATGGTAACAGGCAGACTGCAAATCCGGCAGTATACAGACAAGAACGGTCAGAAGCGCCGTTATGCGGAGATTCTTGTGAGCAGTGTCTATTTCTGCGGTAGCAAGGAAAGCGGCGCTCAGTCCAGCTCTGGGGCTGACAGCGGATACAGCACACCGGCGTATCAGGCTGCCGCCCCTGCGGCGAACTTCGCAGTGTTGGAGGGCGAGGACGAACAATTACCGTTCTAGTCCGAAAAAATCAATCTTTCCTCGAAAAGATTGACAGTATAGTTTGCATTTTCCCTTGGCGGTGGGAGGTGAAACCGCCAACTCCAAAAGGAGGAGAATCGTGGCAAAAGAAGTTTTCAGAATCGCCTACCCGAAGACCGGCGCGGAAAAGAAGAAGTGGGCGAAGGAGTACGGCATGAATGCGTACTACGCCGGGAAGCACTGGGCATTGCGGAAGAAAGACGCTGAGTTATGGCACTGGCTTACATTGGCAGCCATGAACGCCCAGGGCATTCGCAGAACACCCTTTAAGCTGCCCGTAGCCGTGACGTTCTACTGGAATGATCGGCTGGATATCGACAACCATGCAATCATGGGAAAGATGATCGTGGATGCCATGAAAGGCCGTGTCATCGAGGACGATAACCGGCGCTGGCTGAAAAGCGTTTCCCACAATTTCCACGACGAGGATTACATACAGGTTGAAATACGGGAGGTAAGGCCGTGACACAGTGTGAGCGTATCCTGCGGCATTTGCAGGACTATGGGAGTATCACCCAGGCCGAGGCTGTTACCGAGTACGGCTGTTACCGGCTGGGTGCAAGGATCTGGGATTTGAAAGCCCAGGGAGTACCCATCAAGAGCGAAACCGTCACCGGAAAGAACCGGTACGGGGAGCGGACGTGCTTCGCGCGGTACTCCATCATTAAAGAGGCTTAGATATGGAAGATGAAGTAAGAAGCCAATTCACTTTTTACCGCTCGTTTTTTGAAGCGGTTTTCAAGATAAAAAGCAAGGCCGCAAAGGCAGAAGCCTATGACGCTATTTGCAAATACGCTCTGTTTAACGATGCTCCGGACGTAGACAAAATGTCTGACGCCGCCGCCATTGCCTTTATGCTTATCAAGCCGAATCTGGACGCAAGCAGGCGGAAAGCAAAATCCGGAAAAAACGGAGGAAGCACCAAGCAAATAGCAAGCAAAGCGGAAGCAAATAGCAAGCAAAGCGGAAGCAAAGTGGAAGCAAACGATAAGCAAGAGCAACCCGCAAGCGAGATAGAGAAGGAGAAAGAGAGAGAGAAAGAGAACGAATGTTATCCCCCTACCCCCTTGTCAGGGGGAAGCGAAAAGAAAAAGCGATTCACCCCGCCTACGGTGGAGCAGGTGGCGGAGTATTGCCAGGAAAAGGGGTACCACATTGACCCGGAAGCCTTTGTAGCGTTCTATGCGTCGAAAGGCTGGATGGTTGGCAAAAGCCCCATGAAGGATTGGAAGTCCGCCGTTGTCACCTGGACGAAGAGTGAAAGGCAGAGAATAGGCAACGCAAATATCCGCAGCGGCTACACCAGCGGCGTTGACCGTCTGGCGGAGATGTACAGGGAGGAATTTGGGAATGGATAAACAGGAAGCATACCAGATTCTCACGCTTTTACAGGCAAATTATCCCGATTCTTTCCGGGGGATGTCCAAAGAGGCGGCAAACGTAAAAGTCAATCTTTGGGCGGATATGTTCTCCGAGGAGCCATTTGAGGCCGTTGCCGCCGCCGCAAAAGCGTACATAGCGACGGATACCGGCGGCTTTATGCCCACCATCGGGAAGCTGAAAGATATGCTCCATCGGATGCAGTCGCCCCAGCAGATGACCCAGATGGAGGCCTGGGGGTTGGTTGCCGGTGCGCTGAGAAACAGCGTGTACAGCGCAGATGACGAGTTTCGTAAGCTGCCTCCTGCGGTACAGCGGACGGTGGGAAGCCCCGCCCAGCTCAAGGAATGGGCGCTTATGGACGCAGAAACGGTGCAGTCCGTGGTTGCATCGAATTTCCAGAGATCGTTCCAAGTGTGCCAGAAGCGGGAGGACGATTACCAGAAGCTCCCCGGAGCGGTAAAGAGCTTTATCGCCGAGCTAGCCGGGAAGATGGACTTTGAAATGCTACCGGAAGGCGGTGGAGTATGAAAAACGAAGTAGACAAGGAAAAGGAACGCCCTGGCCAGTACATCGATTCGGCGAGCCCCTTTTGCAGGAACTGCACGCGGGACGATTGCCCCACCAACGGGGACGGCTGCAAGGCATGGGAAACGTATTTCATCGATAACTGGAACAAAAACATCATGAAACTATGGAAAAACCACAAAAAACAACGCCAATTTTTTCGGTACGAACACCCGGATTTGGTGAGAGAGGGGATTGTTTTTGAGCATGAGCAAGGCGAAAATGTACGGCTGTTTCAGGCCGGTAAAACAGAATTGCACCCCGCCCAGGTGGGGGAAAGTCCCTCGGGGGAATAAATGCAAACAGAAAGGAAATGCAAAATGAAAGGTTACAAGGGATTCAACCCCGGCTTGATCTGCAAGGATAAGCAGTATCAGGAAAACACCGTTTTCGAGGAACCGGAGGCGAAAATCTGTGAAAAGGGAATGCACTTTTGCGAAAACCCCTTTGATGTGCTGGATTACTATGGTTTGATTCTCCCTGATGGCACGCCGAACGAGTTCACGGAGGTTGAAGCGCTGGACGAGCCGAAGACGGATGATAAGAAAAAATTCTGCTCCCGAAAACTGAAAATCGGCGTAAAACTGGGACTATCCGGATTTATCAGGGCATGTGTGGATTTTGTACTGGAAAAGACTATTGCTGAGATGCCGAGTGAAAACGTTATCTCCGGGGACTCCGCCAAGATTGGCAGCTCCGGGAACTCCGCCCAGATTGGCAGCTCCGGGGACTCCGCCAAGATTGGCA